TCCTATACGCGCCTGCTTGACGGGGCTGACAAATCCGGCAAAAGCTCGGAAAGCCTCTCGGGACCGACCCAAGATTCTGATGATGTATCCCGTGCCGTTGGCTCTATCGTTCCAATGCTTGCCCCGCCCTTTTCCCTTGTGTACGGTAAAGTGGATCCCTTCGCTCGCCAGTAGCGTCGCCACCTCCTCCGCCAGATCGGGGCTGTAGGTGGTTAGCGACGGCCTCCCGCGGTATGCGCCGCCGTCGCCTTCAAATAGTCCGCGAATAAAGGCGCCTTTTACTTGCCTACGAGCCTCGAGTATCTTCGGTGGGATTCGCTTCTCGTGCGCCAGTCCTCCCGCGCCGATCGCCAACAGCCATCGTCCGAGATCTCCTGAGCTGAACCTGAATGCCGGACTTTTTGTGGCCCCGCAGAGGATATGTTTGCCCCCTAGAGACGGACCGAAAATTTTCTGCCAAGCCAGCATCAGCCGATCGGCGAGATCGCGCTCGGATTGACTGTAGGCAATAATCACCGAAGCGGGAATACGTGTGCCATCCGGGTATCGCACCTTCCGTTTCGCAGTCTTGCGTGGTTTCTGGATATTGAAGCCAATACACCCTTCAGCCACGTAATGCCCTAGAAGCAATGCGAGGGTCTCGTCGATCACCGTGGGGAACTCGAGCCTCTTCCAACCCCGCCTCTCTATCTCGACTGCTGTCGGCTCGATGCCGGTATCGGGGCCGGCAATTCCAGACGCGTACAAATACATGCCCGTGTCGACGTCTCCGGCTCGCCGCCATTCGCCGTCAACAAGTACCTGGTGCTCTGCGGTGCAGACCAGCTCCCTGCCTCGACTCAGCTTAAATCGTAGAAGCGGGGCGCGCCCCTTATCCCAAAATTTAGTGATCGGCCTCGGCCCGAAGGGCGTCTGAATAAGATCGCCCACGGCGACATCCCCGATTGGAATGAGACCTCTGTTTGTTGCTACACGGCTAGATTTCGGCAGGCACGCATATCGGCCCGCCCCGGTGAACGGCCAGTAGTTGGTGTGTACGCGGCCCGTGTGGGGGTTGAGGTGTTCGAGCCAGTTCTCTCCGAAGGTTTTGACCGCCTGGCGGTACTCGCGGAACTTGAGGAGCTTCTCCACTATCGGAAACTCATCAGTACACATCGCGAGTGTCATCTCATTAGTGTCCTCGATGAGTTTTTTTCCGCCTCTATCGTCGTCGGCCTTCAGCCCCAACATCTGAAGTGACTTCAGCACCTGCTGGGGAGAACCCAGGTTAAAGTCCGGATCGAACCCAATCAGCGAGAGCTGCTTTTGCGGGTGTGGCAGCTCGCGGAGAAGCTCCTTCTCCAGCTGTTTCGCGAGCCTTTCGTTCTCATGAGCTAGTTCCACCCACTGATGTTTGTCGAACGGGATGCCGTTCAGCTCCATTACCGCTTCCGGCAGAATCGCTTGAAATTCGATGAGCGCGACTTGATTCAGACCGTTTGTGGCTAACTTCGGACGAAGGACCTCGCGCAGCGTAGGCAAGTGCGTGACGTCCTCCGCGGCGTAGTCGAGCTGCTCTTTGGTCAGCTCTGGGGCCGCCCAATCTGATCCGCCTAGTTCAGGCGCCTCCGGCCCTAGTCCAAGTTCGCGCTGATAGAGTGCGTAGAGATCGTGACCTCCGCGACCCTTGAACTTTCCGTTGTAGATGAGGCTCGATGCTCGAAACGTGTCGAAAATCTTGTTCAGCTCGAGCCCGTAGTGGTGGAAAAGGAACCGCTGGTCAAATTTAGCATTGTGAATGGTTAATACCGCGTTAGTCGTCCTCAACGCTGCAACGATAGGATCTAGGGTTCCGCACTTGAAGGCGTCGACCACGTAGACGCCCTTCCCGGTGTTGAGACTGATCAGGCGGATCTTTCCGTCGTACGGAGAGAGCGCCGTGGTCTCTGTGTCGGCCGCAACTACGCTGGCGGTATCGATCTCATTTGCGATCTGGCCGAGGTCTTCGGCGTTTGTGACGTACTTGTAAGCTATCACGCTCTCTCCCTGTCAGAAGATCGCCGTATGCGGGATCTCGAACTAGCCCGTACGGCGTCCGCACATTTCCACACTCACGCGGAGGCGCCTGAAGCCCTCGAAGCGTTCCCTGAATGAAAGGGATGGACGTCGTGCACATCCGGCCGCACTCAGAACAGGGATGACTGAAGATCTCGACACCCCACCGCGCCGACCACACCTCGGCCGTCACACCGTGAACAACGAATCTGAGTTTGCTGTTCACGCCGACTGCGCGATCGGAGCGATCATCGCGGTCTCTACCGTCGGAGAGACACCGACGCTCGCGCCAGGCATGCGTCGTCTCCCCGTCTCGGTGATCTGGTAGGTGCCCTCTCCGACTCGCGCCACCCATTCGCCCCTCACGAGACGCCGTAGCGAATTTCTCACCCACGAGTTGGCCTTCTTCGCGTCCTCTTCCGGAAAGCACGCCAAGGCCAGAGTGACAAGCGGGAGGGCATTTGCGTCGCTCTCTAAGACCGCCAGGACGCGTTTCTCTTTCGGATTGAGCTTCGCTCCTGTCAGGTTCAGCGGCGGCCCGCTCTGGCCGGTCTGGGCCGGCCAGCGGCGCTTCTTCTTGGGAGTCGTCTCAGTAAGACCAAGTTCGCTTTCAACCACGATCGAAGTATCCATTAGGGTCCTCGTTTTCTCACGAGGAGCGAGGCGGAGTCAACGAGAAGCAGCCGTAGCGATGTCCGCGATAGCCGCCTCGACACCGAATAGTCGAAGGTAGAGATGGGCGCGTTTCAAATGGCTCTTGTGGACCGCAAGAACAACGAGATCAGGAACACGCGTCTCGATCCTGCCTCGAATCAGTGAGCCCGTCCCATGCCCCAGACCTCGACAGAGGATTCCATTTAGGTGGAGCAAGAGGAGAAGTCGACTCCCCCGAATCCGTTTGTTCGGTATGGCTGCGAGAACGGTTTCGTTCGGGTCGATGGAGTCGAATGCGCCGACTGCCTGAAGAAGCTGTTTGAGCTGGTCTGTATTCGTCCGCACTGTTAGGCGCCCCCGAGTCTTTTCACGAATCTTCGACACTACCACTTTGGATCTTTCGGATCAACGGTCCCGCTTGACCCGCTACCGCCCGAAATCGCATCCTCTTGATGTTTTCGTTCGATGTCGATCGCCGCTTTGCGGATAAACTCCGCGCAGACCGGCTCCATGAAGTCGTTGATGTCGACCTTCAACTGTTTGCAGCACTCCATGGCCTTTTCCAGGCCTCGGCGCATCTTCGCGTTGCACTTGATGTAGACATGCCGATTCTTGCCAAAATTGAAGACCATGAAGGAATATTCGAGCGTGTCCCCGTGCTGGGCGAACATCTCCTGAATGACCGCTTGAAGCTCTGCAACTGATCGGACGTCTTTTGTGGCGTCGTCGACATCGGCAGCCATGTCGGCCGGCAGGGACTGCTTGAGACCCTTCTTCACCCAGCCCAACATCCGCTGGAAGCCTTTTGGATCCGAATAGCCCATCATGCGCTGCATGGACTCTTCGCCGTACTTGGCGGCCATCTCCTTGTACAGCTTCATGAACTTCTCGGGATTGAGTTTCCCGTGCATCACGTTTAGCCGGACAGTCGCGAACTTTTCGAGATCGGTTTCCTGCCACTTCGAGTCGGTAAGGAGCGCGCACGGAATCTCTTCGTGGCCTAAGTTCTTGCAGGCCCTCCAGCGATGCTCACCGCCGATGATCAGGTAACGTCCGTCATCGAGCGGAACCACTTGAATTGGCGAGATCATGCCGACCTGGTTGATCTCGTCCTGAAGAAGGTTGAACGCTATGTCGTCCTCTTCGTTGGGATTCCAGTCGTTAGGGATCACCAAGTCGATGGGAATCCACTGAAGATCGATCGCGCGGCCTGCAGGCTTCGGCTCGATCGGAGCCGCCTCCGCGGGCGGCGCGCTTGTCTTCTTCTTGCCCATCAGCCGTTGTCGCGTTCGAGGACTTCAGCGAGCGCCTGGAGCTTGGCCGACATGAGCAGGGACTCCCCGATCAGCTCCCCGATCCAGGCCGCCTGATCGTACTCCGTGGCTGGGAGGTCCGAACCTGGAATGCCCTCCTGAATCTTCTGGAGCCACTTGGTGAGCACGCGCTGCGCCATACTCAGTTCTTCCGTCAGAACCGCTTTCGAGATCATGTTTCCCTCACACGTCCAAGGATACGTCGGCGTCTGGCGCGCTCAGGAGGAGATCGCGTAGTTCGCCTCGACCTGGTTTGTACGCGTCTTTCTGCGCTGCTAGGGCCACCATCAACGTCTCGCCCCGCCACCCCGCAGTGAGAACAATGACGTTGAACTCGTCTCTGCGACCGAATTCATCCCTGAGGTCCTGTACGTACGTGGCCAGCGCGTAGCGGGGACCGCCCGAGATGGTGAGCACCGGGACCTCTAGCCTCCCTCCGGGAGACTCTTTCCAGGTGCCGTCCGCTTGCAGGGCGAATGCAGGCTTTTCTGTTTGGACCACCAAGAGAAGAGGAAGCCCTCCCTCCTGGGTGCTATGCCGGATCTGCATAAGGGTCCTACTCGACCAGCTTGAGACTCTCGATGCCGTAGACGACGTCCTTGGCTTCGACGTCAACCACAACGAAACGGAGACCTTTGAAGACCCTCTCGAGTTTCGCGATCATGCGAAGCTTGTTGTCGAGCGTGTCGTTTCCGATGAAGTCGTTGGTCGCGAGAAAGTCGCTGCAGATGAGGTCCAGGTTGTGGCCTTTCTTGCTCGATCCAGACAGCTCCTCTGCTTTCTTGAGAGCCTCGTAGACGTTCTCGAGCTGGGCCGGGAAGAGATCGAACCGCTCTTGCTTGGCAGTCTCCGTTGGCGGTGGGGGAATTGCTTCTGTCGGATCGGGTCCAGCGCCATCTTCGGCCCCTTCAGCGCTTGTCGACCCCAATACGGTCTCCGCGACCTTCGCGCGACGGTGCTCATCCACGACTGCACGTTCGATCTGAGCGAATGTGTTCTTCTCCGCAAACGCCACCCACTGTTCAGCGTTGCGCAGCGTAAGCACGCGAATCAGCTCGCGAACCTTCGCAAACCCGAGCTTGGCTACGCGCTCTTTGAGTGAAGGATCCAGACCTTTCAACTCGATCTCGAGCGTGTACCAGATATGGCGGAGCCTTTCAGCCTTCTTCGGCTGAATCCCCAGCTCCTGCATCGCGTAGTCAGCGAAGTTCGCGTAACCCCAACTGATGTAAACGGGGCCGCGTCGCGGGTCGTTGTCGATAGGCGAGTCGTAGACCTCGTAGAGGATCCGCGCCAACTCCATGTAGCCGACGTCGAGCTGCTCCGAGAGTTCCTTCGCGCGGCGGCGGATACGTGTGCTCCATCCCTTCGAGCCTACCTGCGTAGAACCGGTTGCCGAACCGTTCTCACTAAGACCACCGTCGATAACCTGAAGCGCAGAGTCCAAAAGTCACCTCTTCGTTTGTCGATCATTCGAAGCCCGATCGCCGGCTTGAAGACCTAGCCTACATCCGCCACGAACGAAAAAACCAGGCTTGAAATTTATCCATCCGCGTGATCCCGTACAAACCGTTTATTCCGACGACCACACGCCGTGGCCGGGCCACGAACGTCTCTTTCGACAGACTCTGCAGCGCTCGCCGGTATGCCAGCTTTGACGCCCGTAGCCGTTATCGTGCTCCCACACGTACTCCTCTACCGAGGTGTGCTCGCACACGGGCAGAATCTCCTCGACTAGTGACTTCTCCAACACACAGAGATCTTGTATCTGCTCTCGAAGTTGGAGAATCCGAGTCTCTAACACAGCCCTATCGCTGCTTGACTTCGCCATTCTTGATTACCTCGGTCATGAAACCCGGAGCATGGCGTATCTGTTCGACCTGCACATCCGTCGGCTCCCCAACGGATGCCCCCTCACAAGACATCTCGAACACCTCTACCAGCAAATGCGTATTTCCAGGCTTGGTCTTCTCCCATCGGGCTTCTCGATGGAGGTGCTCGTGGTCATCATCGGCGAGGACTCCGCCCCGTACTAGGGCGTCTGTAGGGCACTTTCCTCCGATTACGTCTACAGACAGCTCGTCTATTCGTCGAGGCGAGAACCTTGTCGCTCGGAGCCATCGGCGTCGTTGCGCGCCGTGGAGGAGGGCTTTTGGAAAGATCCCTCGTTCCAACTCGCGCCGAAGAGAGTCATCCAGCGCTTTGCGGATCTTTTGTTTGACCCAGCCTTTTTTGCCTGCGTACTCATTCATCGTCATCGCGTGCTCTCGCGGTACTCGCCAGGTGAACACGAGTTCACCGCGCTCGAGTGTTTGACGTTGCTCTTCGATCATGCGCGCGACGCGCTCTCGGACCTCCCCGATTCGAACCAATTCCCCGGGATCGCGCGGCAAAGACCCGGGCGGGAGAAGGCGCGACAACGAATCGAAGATCGTCCGCAGTTCGGCTTTCGTCAGGTTCGTCACCGCGCTCGTCCTCTCACGGCCAGCACGCGCTCCGTGGCAATCAGCGCGCCGGCAATACGATCCGCGTCGTCGACCTGCGAGAGGCGGCCCTCCCCGTCACGGGGCATTAGCTTGTCTCGGCTTTTTTCCACAGCCTCTATGAAACCGTCGAGGGCTTCGCGCTGGCGCGCCATGTCCGGCAACTCGTAGAGCACGCACATCGAGCACGCAAGGCGCGGTGCGGGGCCTTTCTGGCCTACCTCCCACGATGCCGACCGCCTCTTGCAGTTCGTGCACATCGTGATCTGGGCAGTATTCCGCGGGATCGGGCGAATCGCCGCCCCCTGCAATCGGACTACGCGTCCGTACGGACCTTTGCCTACTTCTCGGTAGGGGTTCATGTCCCCTCAAAGCACTGCTGGACCACGGAGCACTTCTTCGCTCTCGGGCAGTCGCTAACCGCACAGATCCTCTCTGGAAGCTCACCCGTTTCAAGGCCCTTCCAAATCGATTGGAGCATCGACTTGATGGCCTCAATGGCCTCTTCGTCGCGTTCAACCGCGTGCTCGATAAGCGCGTTGATCCCGCTGCCGCCCTTCTCCCAGTAGAGGATCTTCGCCCATTTTAGGCCTGTGAGCCACATGTAGGCCTGCGTTTGGACAACATGTCCCATGTCCGGGGTGTGTTTGACCTCCCAGACCCGATGCGAGCCAATCGACTTGCACTCCACGATCCCGATCCCAGGCATTCCCGGTAACACCAGGAAGCCGTCTGGGTGACCACCTACGCGGTACTCGTCGTTGTGAAAGTGCTGCTCGCGGTACACGAACTCCGTACTCTTGCAGACATCGCAAGCGCTGGGTTGGGGTACGAACGAGTGCTTCTCGGCCAAGTTCGGCTCTAGGGCCCCGAACGTTTTGGCGCATCCCAGGCACGTCCAGATGCCCACCAAAGCCCGCGTGTGGGCCAGGACCTCGTTCTGGAGCACCCAGTGGAGGCCCTTGCCGTGTGCGAAGATAAGACCGAGTTCGGCCGACACCTCGTCTTTTCGGATCAGCTTGAGCTGGCTCGCGAGAACCTCTTCGCGCGGACATAGCCCGGACAACCCCGACGCGCGCAGCTGACCGTTCTGGACCAGCGGCAGAACTTCTCGGGTCTCCCCGAGATGTGTTCGGATCAGCTGTTTAAGGCTGCCTTCGGTCGAAACAGCCTTCGCACCCACTCTAGTAGACCCCAAGATAAGCCGCCTCTTCTATCGATCTCCCCTGAGAGATCCCTAAGTTGCTTCTGAGACTTCGACACTATCAATTTTGCTTCGGAAGCCGTCAACTCGTAAGAGCAGCTCGGGCATTGCCACCATAGTGGTGAGAGCCTCCACTGCATGATATCCGCACACGCCACGCACTCGAACATCGGTTCCATCGAGCCGTCGATCTCGTTGATTTCAAAGACGACACGAATGGAGCCAGTGGGATCCAGAGAGATTCGGTCCCTGAGCGAGACAAGCGCCTCCCCCATTGGGGGAAGTTTCGGATCATTCATTAGACGGATCCATATGCAATCTTACGAAGTCCCTGAAAACAGTCCTCGCAGAAGAGAGGGCAGCCCGTATTTGCGTGCCCCGACTCCCTCTGGCAGTATTCGCACGTGAACGCCGTCATCATCTGGCCTGAGCCTCCCCGGTTTCGCACGCGATAGTAGAACCGAAGTAGCACCTGTGCGAGCGCCTTGTCGGAGAAGTCGGTCATTTCGTTTCGACGGCCTTCAGTAGCTTCTCGAACACCTCGAGCGGGATCGCGATCCATTCGTCGGGCTCTCCTGTTTTGTGCTCGAAGCACAGTACCAGGCCCGGGTCTTTCATGGCTTTCCGCGCGCCCTCTGAGACCTTTTCGAGCCACTCCCGCGTGACAGAGATCGACTTGTTCTGAGTACGCTTGTGTTCGATGTGAAACTCTGCTGTACCCAGATCGGCACCTGCAGTGCTTCGGTCCCAACGGGACCACGCAAGACCGCCCGACCGCGGAAGACGCCGACCGCCCAAACGCTTCGCTACGCGGTCTTCGTGACGCTTGGAACGCTTGTAGCGGTCATAGTTGGCGTCGAGGTGCTTGATTCGCGGTCGTCCGCCCTCCTCACTCATCCTGACGGTCCTCGGTATATCCACACGCCTCGCATCTCCAGCGAAGAAGCAGCGGCAGGCTGAGAAACGAGTTGAGATCGGGTCCGGTCGCGTACATCGCCTCGGATCCGCAGGCCGCACACACCCCTTCCGCGATCGTAAGCTCTTCGAGAAACGATCGCTGTCTAGTTACGCGGCGAGCATGGTCTTGATCAGCAGATCGCGCAGCTGCTTTTTTAGCTGCGGGTTCCTTGCGAGTTCGAGTTCGATCTCTTCCTTTTTCCCGCTGAACTTTTGCCCTAGACATGTCCATGATCCGCCTCCGCCCGTAATGGCGCCGTATTTGGTGGCGAGCTTCACCATGTCTTCCTCTTCCATGACCTCGCCAGTCCGTTTCGTCTCCGTGTCAGTCAGGATGAGCTTGTAAAGGCCCTCCATTTTTGCCGGACCGGACTTGTTCTTCTCGACGCGAAACTTCATCTCAGCGGAGACAGGCCGCCCCGTAAGCTCGTCCATTTCGTACTTGCCGGGCCACACCTTCACCTCGACGGTTGCAGCGAATCCGGGTGCTTTCCCGCCGGGCTGTACAGTCGGATCGCCGAGGACGAACCCCACCTTCATCCGAATCTGGTTGGTGAAGAACACCGTCAGCAGCCTGCTGTGCTCGTTTTTAATCGCGGCCATCGCCGACGTGAGCTTCCTGATGCCCCGCCCGATCACTCGAGACTGGACGGCCATCATTCCTGTCTCGTGCGAATTCTCCAGTTCCTCTTTCGCGGTGAGGAACGCGAGGGAGTCGAGGCAGACGATGTCTACATCGCCGCTCCGAACGAGCGCCTCCATGATGTCGAGGGACTCCTCGGCGTACTCCGGAGTCGAGACGAGGAGCCGATCGTTCTGCACGCCGAGTTTGGCGGCCCACTTGAGATCAAGAGTGCCCTCGACGTCGATGAACGCGGCCACCATCTCGCGGAAGTTGCCGCACCTGCAATCTCGCGTGATTTCCCCGTCGGGGGTCGCTTGAGGGCCGGTAAAGCAGTTCGCGCAGACGTTCTGCGCGTTCGCGATCGTCTTGAGAATCGTCGTCGTCTTGGACGCCGATTTCTCTCCGTAGATGGTGTTGATTCGACCCGCAGCGAAGCCACCGCCTAGCGCGTAATCGAGCTGGAAGATCCCCGAGGGGAGTCGGGGAACCTCCTGGTGCGCGAGATCCGAGGCTCGCATCACCGAGACGGAGCCCCACTTCTTCTGAATCTTGCTGATCGTCTCCCCGCACAAGACCTTTGAGGTTCGAGTCTCGCGCGGTTCGATTCCCAGCGCTGATTGAAGCTCCGGCTTCCCCTTGTCTTTGTCCTTCTCGGACTTAGACTTGCCAGATGAGGCGTTAGAGACCGAACGACCTGCGTCGTCGGCCGACTTCTTCGGCGGCATAAGCATCGAACTCCTAAGAAAGCATTTTGCGAAAGGAACTAGGACCGCGATCGAACCCGAGCTACCTCGGCGTTGATCTTCTTTTCGACCCAGTCATGAGCGTAGTTATACGCCTCTTCCGCTTCGCTTGGGTAGCACGGAATTTCGATGCCGACGTCGATGCGCGCGCTCTCGAAGTTCCCGAGGTTCAACGTGAGGCCGAACCCCACATTCACCATCGCAGGCGCGCTCTCGAAGCGACGCGTCTTGAGGAACTCCTCGGTCGTGACCGGCTGCCCGGTCGGCTCCTTGCCCTGGAAGTTCTGAGTAGAAGAAAAGGTATGCGTAGATTTAGTGTCTGCCACTGTCAGTGCCCTTTTTGGGCGCTGACTGGACCAAGACAGCACCCACAATGCCTTGTGCTGTCCACTGCGCGAGGATCTGGTCGTGGAACAATTTCCCGTACTCAGGATCGCGCAAATCGTATGCGTAGCGCTCAAACGCCGTCTTGACCGCGTCGATCATGGGCTTTGTGTATAGCCGGCGATCCACGCGAGAGGTCACGAACGGAGTACGCGGAAGCAGTCCGCGCGCCTCCATCTGCTTCAACGTAACGACGTTGCGATTGACGGTCTTGGCCAAGACGCCAATCAGGTAGAGCTGCACCTCCTCGACATGCCGGTCCTTGAACCGCACATACCGTTTGAGCCCGTCGGGACGGACCAGAGGCTTGCGTCGCTGCAGTCGCCCTTGCGCGTGCAGCTGTGTCCGCATCTCGTCGACCATTTGCGCAGTGTACAAACGATCACGGCTGGAGCCGTGTTCAGCCCTGAGAGGCGTCTCTGGGATGACGCCCTTGGCCTCCCACTGACGAAGCGTCTGCACCGAACAGCCGAGCTGCTTAGCCACGGCCCCTGTAGTGAAAACGCGCTGAACGACGCCTTCGACCTCCATCTCGATGGGGCGTTCGAGCCGGCTGGGCTGCGGAGGTCGGGGAGGTCGGGGCTGCTTGCGAGCCTCTTCCTTTCGCTTGGCGCGACTTTCCTGATTCTGCTTGAGAACCTTCTCGCGGTACTCAGGATCTGCGTGATAGCGGGCCTTCCGCTTCTCGTTGAGTCGCTCGCCGTTGGCTTGGTACCACTGCTGAAATGAAAATGCTCCGGATGACATGACTCCAACCTTGCCCCGATGGAGTAAAAGTAGCCGGAAGCCTGTGGATTGTCAAAGCGGAAAATCAAGAGATACGCTCGTATAGGCGATCACGGTTAGCGCCGTAGCCCTTGAAACGTCCGACCATGTCATCACGCACATCCACCACGATGGGCGTACGCTTTCCCTCGAACTCGCGACAGATCCGCCCGACTGCTTGCTCGACGTCGCTCATCGGGATGACCAGAAAGAGCGTGTCAAGCGCGGGCACGTCGAGCCCCTCGGAGGCGAACTGGCTCGTGGCGAAAATCACACGTGCAAACGAGGCCTTATAGAGAGCCTCCTCGGAACGTCCTCCGATGTAGTAGTCGATCGACGGTGGAGGGCCGAGCTTGCGGCTCTCCCATTCCTGCCGGAGCATCGCATCGAGTCTGTTCAGGTGGTTGATACGTTTGCTCAGTATCAGGAGCTTCCGGCCCGTGTGAAGCGCCTCAATCGCAAGCTCTACAATTTTGCGATTTCTCGGCTCGTTCGCACATAGAAACGAGAGCACGAGGCTCTCCGGGGCCAGCTTGGGGTTGAAGCTGGGTGTCTGAACCAAACGGAAACTGCTGTAGACGCGCTTGATGAGCGGCTTCAAACGACGCTCGGTGGCCTCGTACACAATCGGACCTTCGTGGTAGTAGAAGACATTTTCACACCCGTCCTTACGCCGCGGGGTCGCGGAGAGGGCCAGGCGCCACCGAGCGCGAAACCGTTCGGGCATGAGGCTGAAGGTGCGCGCGCCAAGTCGGTGGACCTCGTCAGTGATGACCAGTCCGAAGTGTTCGTAGAACTCTTTCGGATACTTGTCGCGCACGAGCGAATGGATCATCCCGATCACGACGTGTTTTCCACGAAAGTCGCAACGCTTCTGTCGGGCAATGCCTACTTTTGCCCCCGGAAGGTACTCCTCGATGCGTTCTTTCCACTGGTTGAGCAGGAAGGTCTTGTGCACCACAACCAGTGTTGGAACGCCCATCTCGGCGGCCACTGCGCAGCCGATAACCGTATTATGAACGACGATGCCGCCGACAATCGCATTGTGCGTAGCCGGCACTGTCAGATCATACACCGGAAACGTCCCTTCCTCGGTGATCGAGCGAATTCGCTCCCAAACCAGATCGGCGTTAACGAGATCCAGGATGGGACCCTGGTATCCAACCTTGGCGGCTACTCGTTTAAATCGTTCACGCCCTATTCCGTGGGAGGACAATAACCTCTTCCACGACGATTTTACGGAGCATTTGTTTAACTCCGCAATACTCTCGCAATCTACTGGAGCCACGTCGTAGCTCGTGTTGGCTTTTGTGGCTGCTACCTTCGCTGCTAGGGCCGCACAGGCGGCGATCTTCCCCGGAATCGGCCCGATGTGCGTCATGAATAGCTCGAGGTCCTGGCGACCGGACACCGTTAGGCGCCAAGCGTCATAACACTCGGCAGTCCCGTCTACCCCTCTGATTGTGGCGCGCTTGTAGTACTTTGCGCTGCGAATGCCGAAACGCTTGAGCAGGTACTGCACATCATCGATCAGCCCCTCACTCGCGAGTGTCAGCTCGATTAAAGCCGGACCACGAGCCCTTGCTGCCACATGCGCGTCCGTGTACAGCCAGCGCAAGAACATTCCTAGCTGCGTGTTGGATAGTCCAAAAAAAGCGGTCGGAACCCTCTTGTCCTTAGACAGATCGCGTATGCCCCACTTCTTCGCGATGTTATGGATGCCGAGAAGGGAGACAGTGTGACAGCCGCGATCGAAGTAGTCGACACCGACACCTTCAAATTCTGGCAGTTCGCTCGCCAATTTTATAACAAGGTCGACCAGAGAACGATCTCCCTTGTGGTAAGTAATCGTGGCTTTTGTCCGACCATCGGCCAATAGAGCCCCGACCAGCGCCGCTTCTGCATCGGTCGTCTCCAGTACACGCTCGGGGGCGGGGACCTGTCGTGCTGTTCCTACAAAATCACTTGCGACCAACGCGCTTAGCCGCACGTAGCCTCGCTGCGTTAATACCGGATGATCCTCGCTGCCGACAATGCTCTGACCCGATGCGAGGGTGAGCCGAAGGCAAGGCTTGTATCCCGAACACCAGACGCGACTACTCTCCGCCGCCACAATAGAGCCGGTTTCTGATAACGAAGGTACCAGCGGGATCTGCCCTACCAGCTCGTCAAGCCTTCGACGCTCGCCTGTACGCTGGTCGACAGTCCAACAATCACCGCGAAGGCACTTTCCAAAGCCTGGGCACGCTTTAACGATCCCTCCGAGTTTGTCGGCTCGAAAGCCTGTCACCACGGCACCGACGGCCTCAGTCTGCTGCTGTCTGAGCTTGCGCTCGGGGTTGAAGGTCAACGCTCCTGGCCAGTCGGCGAGATTTCCCTCGGTCGTCTCGAGATCGACTTCGTGATGTGGCTTCTTGTTCGCCAGAAAATACTCGCGTGGCATCCCGAACTCCGTCTCTGTCTCGCGAAACAGAAAGAGCGGCCCATCCTCGTCGTCGTCCTCGTATTCAGCGAACTTCTTTGGCACGATCGTCAACGACTGCCTTAGCGCCTGGAGCGCCGACGTCGTGAGATCAGCTTTCGACAGCCACGCCATAGAGTCCACACGCACCTTCATACGTTGCGACGCTCGTTGACCACCTTGGCGACCTTCGTCAGGAATTCGTCCAAACTGCCATCGTTATCGATAACAGCGTCGAACGCGGAGTCGGGGATCCCCTGCTGCTCGCGCTCCGATAGATGAGCGGCAGCCTCGCCTGTGAGTCCGCTCATAGAACGCTTGATCCTAATGACCATCGCGTTCTTGCGCGAGCGGAGCGCTGCCAGCTCGTTTTTGTACCGGACGTCGGGGATCACCACGCCAACCGGCCTTGGTTCCTCGGGGACATTCGTGACCCTCAGACCTCCGGCCGCGGTGTACGAGTAGTGGACACTCCGTAGAATGCCGCTTTGAAAAAGCGAGTCTGCAACCCGGAGTGCGTATTCTACCCATACGTCCTCGTAGAGCGCGCGCGCAGTATCGGACCCCATTTTTTGGAGAGCCGTCCGCGCCGAAAGTCCGCGAAATCGCGGATCTGGTTCGTTGCGAGCTGCGCTCGGCCCCCACAGTCGCTCCTCGTCCCAGCCAAACCAGTCTGCGGCGGCACGCTTGATAGGATCTGCCAGCGACACGGCGACAAATCCATAGTCGCGACTCAACATGTCCGCTGCTACCGACTTGCCCACGCCAGCATACCCAGAGAGTCCTACAATCATAGAAGACCTCGCCCCGTCTTACGCTCCCACTCGATGGTGCGTTGCTCCTCGACTTCGGCCTTCACGACGTCACGCCAGCTCTCCATGATCGGCTGCGGATCGCGCGACTTCCACGCCACCTCGATTCGACGTTTCTTACCGTCGGCGTCCTCGATAAAGAACTCCGTGCGCTGTTCGGATTCGTAGTTGACTGCGAACAAAAGCTTCACGGCGCCTCAGTAAGATAAGACTAAGGAAGTCAGCCCAAGACGTAAGAGATCCGTACGGACCGCTCGCTCAAGCGTAGCGTCCGTACGGACCTTTTTGGTGTTGCGATCAGAACGGAATTTCGTCGTCCGGCTTGTTCGCCGGTCCGCCTTCCGCAACGATCGAACCGAGCAGCTGTCGGACCTCGGTCACCGACTTCGGTGCGAGAATCGATGCGTAGTTGAACGGTACGAGCTTCGGCGCGATCTTTCCCTCCGTCAGGGACAGAGCGAACGTGTACTGCAGCCGCTTGAGCACGTCAGGATTCTCGCTGGCTTCCTTGTAGAGGTCGACGATCTTCTTGCCCTTGTACTGCGCGACCTTGAAGAGCTTCTCCATGTCCGCCGGGCGATCGTACTCCCAGTCGTTTCCGACGTTAGGATCGTCCGCGGTGATTCGCGTCACGTTGAACGCCGCCCCAACCAGCGAGCCCTTGCTCTCCTTGCGCTTCTTCAGAAGCTCCGCCGTCTGAAGCTTCGTGGGGAGCAGCATCAGTCCGTACTGATAGCTGTTTCCCTTTGCGTCCTTGCGTTCCGTGCAATCGATGCACGTGAAAAAGCCTGTCCACGACCGATTTCGCGGCGTGAGCTTGTCGCAGCATGGAAGAACGTCGCTCGTGTCAGCGAGACACGTAGTCCAGTTCCGCCAGGTGCCGTTCGCGCGCCAGTTGTGCTCGTAGATCACGAACGGTTCGTCGTCGAGAAGGACGATCGAGCGGGTCGGCGACCCCTCTTTGATCCAGAGCCGGTCCGGGCCTCCAAGTCGCGCTAGACGATCTTTCTCGGCCGCAATCGAGTCGAACCCAGTGTTATACCAAGACTTTCCCATTTTACTCTCCTAGTTGGGCCAATTGCCCTAAGTGTTCCCCACGAGAACTTCATTCACACTAACGGACTTGGCCCCGCCACGTCAACGCCACTCTCAAACGGTTCGTTCGAATTGTGGTGGACCAAGGAGCGTTTCTAGTTCCTCGTCCGTAAGTTGATCTGGATCTTTGCCCTCTGGCATCGGGACAATCCGTGTCCGCGACTCACGCGTCTTGATGATCAGCTCGAATCGTTTGGCCGCCTCGTATCCGGGTCCGTCGCCGTCCGTTGTGATTGACACCGCTGCTGTTGGAGGGGAGTTCGCCGGGCAGAGCTGAAGAAGCAACTCCAACTGCCCTTTCGAAAGATTCGAGCCGAACACCGCGACGGCGTTGTACCCGCACTGCCAGAGGTACATGACATCGAAAAAGCCCTCACAGAGAAACACCGGCATGTGAGTCCGTGCCTTGTGCTCGCCGTACAGGTGAAGTGCAGTCCTAAATCCCTTGCTGTGAAGGTACTTAGGCGGTCGCGCATCATCGTCCAGGCTCCGCCCTGTCAGTCCTACCAGCGGTACATCCTTTTTCCTCGCCCGAATTGGAATGACGATCCTCCGCGAACCTTCGTGCCAACCCAGCTCCCACGCCTCGATCGTTTTGCGTGTGAGTCGTCGTTTCTTCAACAAGTACTCCATCGCCTCCTGCGGGATCGCCCTAAACCCCTTCAGGACTTCCTCCTCGATATACTCTTCAGTCTCCACGGGGAGCGGTGGGAGTGGCGTCGGCTTTCCGTCCTCACTGGGACGTGCGTAATTGGGCGCAAACCGCTTCGGTCTCTTATCGGCCGGATTCGGAGCGTTGTTCAGAATGAGCCAGTCGTGCAGCTCCTTGAGATCCGTCCCATTGTGGTCCGAGATTTCTCGTACGAGGTCGAGAAGTGTTCCGTGGCTGTGGCAGCTGAAACAGTTGAAGTGAGAGGTACTTCCGGGTCTGATCGACACCCCGAACGACGGCTTGTTATCCGTGCCCTTTGAGTGCTTCCAGTGGAGTGGGCACTGCGCGTCGACCGTATTGGAGCGCACACGGATTCGCTGGCATCCCAACCGCTCTAAGAAGCGGTGAATATCCGCTACGTCCATCTTCAGCTCTTCCTCTCATCGCCTGACGGCGAGGCCTCGAGCGCCCTCTCTGCGGCCTTCTCAAGCTCCTTCTTTGCGCGAGCCTTCGAGCCGTCGATGTCGTACTTCTCGTAGAGCGTATCGAACAGAACCGATTTCGCGCGACCCTCCCGTCGGTGCTTCTGTTCACGCTTCTTTCCCTTCGGGGTCAGGTGAAGAGGATCCGTGACCTTCTCTCCACCGAGGATCACGAACCCGTACTGAGCCATGCGCGACCTCGCAATTAGGAGCGCTTGCCGGAACTTGTCCTTCTGCGTTTTCGCAGTGATTCCGCCTTCGCGAAAAATCGCAACCGTGGCGTGCTTGATCAGATTTGGGAGAGGAACCATTAGAACGGCAACCCGTCGTCTGTATTGGACCCCTCGTCCTCCGTTACCGTGTGCAACGGCGTGCCGTGCTCATCTGCGTCCCCGCCCCCACCGCCTTCCGTACTCAGCTCGTTGAATGCCATCAACGACAGGTCCCACTGACACATGAATTCCTTGCCCTCGCCCTCGCGCACCTTGAGTGGTTTGAAGATCATCTGCCGGGCGACCTTCATCTCCTCTGTTTGAATCATACCGAAGATAAGATCGGCATTCCATCCTCCAACATCGGAGAGCGCGATCGACTCTACCTGGACGGACTTGCTAACGTCCTTTTTTACCTCGCGATTGAACTGCGTCGTAATCACGATAGGGACGTGCTTAGTCTTCGCCAACCGCTTGACGTCGTTGAACACGTTGGCCATGCGCTCGGTTCGCGTATTCCCGTCCGCCTGGAGCAGATAGGCACCATCGAGAATCACGATGCCAGGCTTCGAGGCGTCGATGGCCGCTGCTACGGCGCCGATGCTGAAATCGAAGTCGCCGCCGATGATGTCGATGCCCTCGGCGAACTTCGTCTCGTCGAGGAACTTGCGAAACTTGTGCTTGCCCTCGTGGGTGAGCCGTCCGTGCGTGAGGTCTCCGTAGGGGAGCTTCGCAAACACCGAGAAAAACCTCAGCCGGATTCGAAGCTGCGAGATCTCGGTGGTGATGAACAGTACTTTGTGCGGCTTGCCGGTCTTCGGGTCTGGATTCCGCCAGGCGTGCAAAGCCAGCAGAATCATTAGAAACGTCTTTCCAGTTCCCAACCGAGCTGCAAAGAGCACGAGGTCTTCCGGCCAGAAGCCGAACGTGGCTTCGTTCATGCTCGGCCACGGCGTAAGCACGCCGCGCTCGCCCGCCTCGATGCGCTCGTAGTATTGCCAAACCTCTTCGTTACCCGCGAAGAAGCTCTCAGTTCGACTCTGCCCTCCGCTCTCTTGGAGCTGGGCGGCCAACCGCGTAATAAGCTCCGCGGCCTGTCTCGGATCCGCTTGGAGGTCGGAGACCCTCGCGAGGGCTGTGTTTATCGTTTCCCCGAGATAGCGATTGGTGACCTCTCCGAGGTACCACGCGAACGCCTTGGGAGGCGTATCCTCGAGCTGAAAGATGTCCTCCCCCTCCAGGCTGATGCCTAGCCTGCCTTCGATCTGATGCGGGACGGGCATCTCCCCGTAGTCCCGCACATAACCGCTAACAAACTGAAACGCCTGAAGGCCTTCGCCTCGCAAACGATCCTTTGCCCCGGCGGCTCGCGCTTTCTCAAAGGCTTCACGTCCCTCTCGAAGAAGGGCCGATACAAAAAGTTTGTCTAAGTCCAAGAGATCCTACTCGTCGTCAGACGCAAACAAGGACGCTTTGGGGGTTACTTTTGTCGTTGTCTGGGCAGGTGCGTCAGACGCAGCGTGCACCGGTTCTTCGGTTTCTATTGGGTGACCGCGACGCTCGCGTTGATTCGGTCCGGTCACCTCGAGCGTAATGTTCACCCCGGTAAGCAATGAGGTGAGCGTTGGATGCGCCTCAGCGAGAGCGGCCGCGCTCATCCGCGTCGTCACAATCGTTGCGCGCTTGTTCTGCACGCGTGTCTCGACGATCGAAGCAAGAATCGCCGGATTCAACGTGTGATCCCCTTCAGGCTCTTTCCAAAGCGCGTCGAGCACCAGGAGGGGCACTTCTTTCACCCGCTCAAGGACCGTCGAATCTCTGTCAAATTCGATTCGATTGCGAATGTATTCGCGAAGATCCGAGACTGTCGTGAAGAACGCGTACTTTCCGTGACTAGTAGCTTCGCGCGCGATCACCGCCGCGGCCGCCGTTTTCCCCACTCCGGGGCCGCCGGTGAACGTCAACCCGTACCCACCTCTGACTACACGATCGATCTGAACGGTGTACTTGGCCACCTGCAGCGCAATCGATTTGGGCACGAGACGCGTCCGTACGGACCAATACCCTCGGGGCAAGCACATCCGTTTGTAGTCGCTCTCCTCGAGCACACGATGCTCGCTCTCGGTTCGATAGCGGGCGTCATCCCCACCGCAGTTCGGACAAGGAGGGGCGCGTCCACTATCGAATCGGTGATTGCACTCCGCGCAGTAAAGAGCCGCCATTAGAGCTGCCACTTCCAAACATGCGTAAGGCCCATCCGTTTCAACCGTTTCCGTGCCAACTCGTACTTTTCTGTCTCTTCGAGCGCGGGCGCAAATCTGACTCCCTCGGCCTCGCGCTTCTCTTCGAAGGCCGCATAGACCGCCCCATCGCGCTTCCACGCCACCGCGTCCGCAAACATCCCTGACGCCCAACCTCCCGTCAGAAATACCGGACCCGGATCACCACCGACGATCTTCTTCTGCACTGCGATGTCGTCCCAGTTTTCGATCAGGTAGTGAATGGCGATCTTTACACGATCGGCGCCATACGCGGCAATCGCTGATTGCAGTCGAGCCAGGTCCTGAGCGCCTAGCCTGGCAGTCGCCTCGCTAAGGTCGCGATGAACCGTCATAAGCTTCGCCCACAAGTCGGCCAGTTCTTTTACCTCCGCAGTAACTGCAATCGGTTTGGCCGACACGGAGTCGGCTCGATCTCCCTTCGGCCTCGACCAATCTTTGCCTGCCCGTGAACGCGACGGAGCCTCGTCGTACGACCTTCGCCTTTGCGGTGCGCTCTCCGGCTTGGGATTATGGACCTGCTCGGTCGCACGAGCCTTCAATGCGTCACGTGTCTGCGCGAGAAAAGCGTCCTCGTCGAAGCCACCTTCAGCTCTGCCGCCCCATTTGCCCTCAGAATGCGTTTCACGATCCGAAACCGATCCTCCCCCATCTGCGTCGCGCGGAGCGCTCCTAGCCCCCTCCACGGCGCCGGAATCGACACTTGCGGGTCCGGGCCGATCCCCCTCAAACGGTTCCTCTGCGTTCGGCTTTAGCTCGTCCGTACGGAAATTTTGTTGATCCAGATCTTTCTCAATCTCATCCGTTCGCTGCCCGGTTCTCGAGCCGTCGTGGGGGAGCCCGACAGCTGATGTGATTTCACCTGATGTGATTTCCTCTGATTTTACTTCCCTGATCTTATTTAGAAGAGGTCGCAAAATAGGACGTGGCGGGGTCCTATTTTGCGACGTGGCCACGTCCTGTTTTGCGACGTGGCCACGTCCTGTTTTGCGACTTCGCTCCTCCACGTCCTGTTTTGCGACTTGGCACCCGATTGGTGGCATCGACGAAGCTCCTGCAGGTCGAAGAGGTGTTGCGGTGCCCGCCTCAATCCACTCGTGCCATAGGAAGTAGTAGTCGTTTGAGCGATGGTCTCCTCGATGCTGCTCGACCCTAATGAGCCCTAAGGCCGTCAGAGCCTTCACCGCGGCCTTCACGGCGCTTGGATGGAAGCCGACCTCTGCGGCCAAATCGTCGACCGACGGAAACGCACGACCTTCCTCGTTGCAATACTGACAGAGCCGTCCAAAGACTAGTTTAGCGCAACCGGTCAACTCATAGCGCCGCAGCAACCAGTTCGGAGTCATCGCGCCGTAGAAAAGACCACGAGGGTTATAAGTGTCGCCTACATTCATACTATCCGAGGGATCGAGTAACAGAGATCGAGTCGCATCGTCAACGAAGGTCCGTACGGACCCTCAACCCAATCGTACGTGCTGGCGGACGCTCGACGCGACGGCCTCGACCAGAGATCGCATTAGCGTCGAACACGGGACAAACCGGTATCGCGATCGGTCCCCGAAGATCTCGTCCGCCTCGTCGACCGAAACCTCATACGCAACGGATCCGGTCTCAGAGGGGCTTCCCAGAATCAGGCTTAGGAATCCCATCCCTGCCCGCGCAGCCCTATCGATTCGGGCCCGAACGGCGCTACGAAGCAGCTGAGGTCTAGGTTTGTACCCTGCAACACCTGCAAAGTCAGGCGCACCGTCCGTTACGCAAAAGATGTACCTAGACCCCGAAAGAGGCTCGAGATCATCGACGGCCAAATCGATCGCAACGTGAAGCGGTGTGCCGCCTAGGACGGGAGAGGTTTTCGTGTGAAGGCTGGGACGTGCCGAGTGGAATCGCGTGATGGCGACCACGCCATCCTCAGGGGCTTGGAATCCCCAGACCTGAAAGCGCACACCAGGGACTCGAAGCGCGCGAACGAGCACTCGAACCGCCCGTTCCGCCTCAACAACTCGATTATCGAACAGCATGCTTGTTGAGCGATCTACGAGAAGAACAGCGTGAACTTCGCGCGTACGACCGTCCTGCCGGAAGCACGGCACGGCACTGCCTCCGACCAGGCGTTCGAGCAGAGCGCTCGTGTCAAGCTCTACGCCAACCTCATCTAGAGCGACGCGCTTCCGCTGCCCTAACCTTAGAAGCTCCTGTTGGATTTGGCGGGCAGCTAGCGTATCTGCCGGATCCGCTGCATACGCAAGAAGGCTTGGCCCATCAACGTGAATGTCGACTGTGCGCGTAATGAACGTCGTGGGCTCTGAGAGCGGTTCGGGCGGTGCGGCGGTTGGCACGTGGGCTGCGCGCAGGAGGTCCTGAGCGCGCCGCTCGCTCGCCGCGAGCGCAGCCTCGAGCGCATCCGTATCGCGCGTGTCGAACTCGAAGGCCTCCTCACCGATCGTTGCGTCCCCTGATTCCCCGCCGTAGTTGGCGAACACCTTCTGAACGGGCGTTAAGGGCTCCCCGAAAAGGATGGAGAGATCTAGCAGTGCAGTGAGTCGCTCCTCGGTTGAGGCTCCAGCGGGGTGCAGCTGTTGTACGAGTTGCGAAATCAGCCAGCGGGCGACAACGAGCGTAGCGGCAAAGGAACGACGTTCGACCCGACGGAGGGCTTCGCGAAAGAGAGGCACAAACCGTTCGAAGGCGGCCAAGTCCCTATCCTTATCGACGGATAGCGCTGCAAACGCGTCCATAAGAGAGGACTCGTCGACTCGCAGGTGGCCTCGGAGGAGCTGTCGGATCTGGTCGGCACTTTCCTCGTAGAGCAATTCCCACAGGCTGAGCACGCGGCGCGTCTCGAGAATACCTATGATTGTCGGCAGCTTCGAGCGAAATTCCGATAGGTCTCGCGCAGAGTACTTCGTGCGACCTGTGACATCCGCCGTACGCGAGATGAACTGCTCGATAAAGGCATCTTGCGCGGCAGGGTCCGAGCCAAACACGAAGTGTGCCAGCTGCCGCTCGACAAGGCAGTAGAGACGACTATCCTTGAAAGGGACGTGGAGCTGATTGTCGAGGTTGCATGGGACCTTGGCGTCCTTCAGCAACAAAGGGGTTCCAAGGAGACCGGCGAAAGAGGCCACCGTCTGTTCGGCAGCCTCAAGGTCAGGGCTGCGAGTCACCAGAGATCCGTGACGGGGCCAAAGATCGACGTGACGCGCTTTTTGACGGTTGCGCGAAACGCCTCGTCGAACTTCCCGCTCATCAACCACAGCCCACGATCCACACCGTGTCTCGCAATGTCTTCCGCCACCTGCACGACGTCGCGGGTCGACAGAGCGTAGCCGAACTGCTCCTGTCGAGATTCCTTGGCAAGGGTGAAGACCTTCCTTAGAACGGTCTCGGCGATCCGAAGATCTTTTTTCTCGAGGAGCGAGGCGACGAGCTTCTGCTCTGCCTTGGTGTCAGGATAGCCAACACTGATGATCCGGAACCGACTCTTGAGATCCTCGTTGAGCGCGTGGACTCCGGCGTAGGACGCGACGTTCATGGTCGCGCACACCCAGAGCCTCGCGCTCTCCTTGAGCTGGAATACCCGCTGTGCCTCGGGGAGTTCGATGCGTTTGCGGAAGTCGGTAAGCGGGTTGACCAGCTTCTGTGCGGCCGGAGAAAGCGAATTCAGCTCTTCCAGGACGAGCACGCACTGCCCAACCTCGTTAGCCACTTCGATCGCCGTAGGAAGAGGCCCAAGTACGAAGGGCGTGCGATCCCCTCGGAGTACGAACATCCCGAATAGCTGCGCGCGCCTCACATCCTCCGAGCAATCAAAGACTACCGAGGGAAGCTTTTTTTGCGCGCAATACGCGGCCAACGCGAGGCTTTTGCCGTTGCCCTTCTCCCCGGACAGGATGAGGTCCGCGTTGAAACTGAGACGGTCGAACCACTCGTGGAGACCGCGAATGTCTTCGTAGTGAGGTATCTGCTTGGAGACGAAACTGTCTGCGGGTAGGCGCTCAATTAGCGAATCCATGCAAGAATCGGCATGGTCTCACCTTGGAGTCCTCGCATCAATCGGTTTTACGCCCGGCGAAGAACCCGTCGCGCAGGTTCAACTTGTCGCGCGCCCACTCCGTGAGCATGTCCGCGACCACGATCGAGTGCAGGTCCGCACGGACGCCAAGGCTGAGTATGACCCGCTCCAGAGCCTCGCGAAGCGGCTGTTCTTCAAGATGACGAGTCCGCCAAATCGCCGCCTCCACCGCGCTCGCAATGAAGTGGGCGGCGTTTCGCACCTGCTCTTCCGAACCGTACGAGGCGCAACGGCGACAGCCACCCGAATGGCCCGGCCACCGGCAAGTACAGCGATTCGAACAGGGCTCTATGATCAGGCATGGGCAGCCTCTAGCCTGTACCGCAGCGGGCTTCGCAGCGAGCGTCTTTCCCGGACAGGGCTGACCATGATGGTCGTGAACGCCCCCGCCGGTGTCGTGGCAGAGGCACTCGCATTTTATCGGGCACTTGGGACGTTTCACGGAAGCACTGCAACAGCGGCCTCGTCGGCCTGCGCGTAGAGGCGCCCAACCCCTTTTTTGGTCAGCGTGATCTTGTTCTCTCGGAGCAGTCGTCGAAACGAACCATCCTGGACGGAGGACGCGTAGTTACCGATATTGGCGACTCCGGTTGCGTAGCCGTTGAAGATTCGCTGGCTTGAGTACTCCCCACGATACCAATCGAGGATGTTGATGGCCAGGCGTGCAGCGAGCACGGGATCCTCGCAAATCTCTTTCTCCGAGTGGCCGCCTCGACCTGGCCCCCGGTAGAGCTGGAAGACGGAGATGGACTTGCCGCCATCGCCCTTTCGGCGACAGTCGCGGACTTTCGGATCGAAGGACGACTCTTCGGCAGAGATCGCAACGAGCGCGTAGACCGTGGCCTCGGACGCAGCCGGCCCATCGAAAGGCAGCTCGCCTGACATCTGTGCGACCGCAGCTCCGATGTCCGTAGCGATGCTCTCGTAGGCGATGAGGCGCTGAGAAAGCCCCGTCGGCTTGTACGCGTCGGGAGTCACACTGAGGGCGGCCAAAAATGCTGCGGTTGCTAGATCCATAACCGCGCAAGGTGGCTCAATCGTCAACGATTGTCAACCTCTATACGCCGACCAGGCAGAGCTTGTGCAATTCGCAAGCAATTCTAAATAGTTGACACAAACGATTGACGCGCTGTACCGTAGAAGGTATCAGGGTCTCCCATCAGAGCCCCAATCGGGTCCGAGTGAGCGCGACGCTGGAAGAGCTGGAGGAAGAGGTTGAGCTGGAGGGCTTGAGTCCGGGGACACCCGAGTTCGAGCGAGCCCTTCTGACCAAGCGTGTTCTGCGTTGCCAGGACATGCAGGGAGTCTCCGACTGCCAGAACTGTCGCGCCTTCCACGACTGCGACTGGGGCCATCGGTACTTGATTCAGCTCAAGTACAAAGGAAAGTGACATGATTGACGACAACACTCCGCTGTCGGAGGCCGAGCTGCTCGAGGAGTTTCTTCTCTTCATGGTGGATCACCCCGAACAGTTACGAGTACGGGAGGAAGTACGCGACAATCGACTCATCCTTACCGTCAATGCGGCTCCGGAGGATCTCGGTCGAGTGATCGGAAAGAACGGAGAGAACATCCAGAAGCTCCGCGCGGCGATGGACGTAATCGGTTGGACACGCAAGCGTCGTATTCGGATCTTCCTAAACGACCCGAATCGGCGTAGAGTCGCAGCCTGAAATGCTTCTGCCCGGAATCATCCTTTTGGGAGTCCTCGTAGGGATGGCTGTCGGATTTCGGGAGTGGCACGAGTTTCGAAAGGGCAACGTGAAAGAAACGAAACGGCTCGTGCTGGATGTGCCGGTCGCTACGTACGCAGCCATGGAGGCGTGGGCCGCACGGCTCTCGGTGGGCGTCAAAGACTACGCAAACATGACGTTAGCCGCCTCAATCCCACCTGAGGCGGCAGCGGCAGTCGCAGCGACAGAAAACGTGCCCGGCGCGGTCGATGCGGCGTTTGCCGCGCTAGACGACGAGGATGCTATGGCGGGGGACGCGGGAATGCCCGGAATCCTCCCAGTCCCGCCCCAGCCTGCGGCGCGCATGAGAGAGCCCCAGCCTGGCGTTGTTGCAGAAGCCGATCGCACACACCCGCGACAACGTGTGGTTCGCGAGCAGCACATGAAGCTCCCCAAGGTTCCCCCGGGGCCGCATCCGTGCGTGCACCTCAAACAGCCCCCTCCGGCCTATCTAGCAAATGCTGCGCAAGGTACGTGCGGCCATCGAGCACAGCCTCACAAGCCGTGTTTCTTTGCGCCTACGGCCGCGCATAGCTGCCCGCTCTCAGAGACCCGATCTCAATTCAGCAAATGAGCCTTCGGACACATTTCGCCGGTAATCTAGCCATTCGGCGCGTGACATGTAAGTTGTGCGAGCGGTTGATCCGGCAAGCGCAGGAAACGGCAGAGCAGGCGCCGGTGTCCTCGGCCTTCCAACGCCGTGCGCTCGGAACGGCAAGTGGATAGTTCGCTAACCAGAGCAGGCGCCACGGCCAAGTACAGAATGCGTCGCGACTGGATGGGCGTGTTTCGTCGCGTGCGCTGGCATCTTGGGGTTGAGGGTTACGAGTCTGTCTACACTCGCGACTGCACCGGCTGTACCGATTATGGTGACTATGGGGTCAGGTACGGCCCATATGGCTGTCATGAGTGCGGCTACACGGGGAAGAGGGTCGAGCGCAATTTCATCCCATTCGATGAGCGCGCCTACCAGGCTGCGCTGGCAATGTCGGCGCTGGACGAAACGCGCCTAATCAAGTAGAAGAGAAGCTATGAACATCGTCCCCCTCCAAGATCGTGTAGTCCTCAAACGGATTGCCGCCGAGACCAAGTCTCCCGGCGGAATCATCTACCCGGAAAATGCCAAGGAGAAGCCCGTCGAGGGCGAGGTCTTGGCGGTCGGCGAGGGGAAGATCTACGAGGACGGAAATACCCGCCCGCTCACGGTGAAGGTCGGCGATCGCGTACTGTTCGGGAAGTACGCGGGGACCGAAGTGAAGCTCGAGGGTATCGAGTGTCTGATCCTCCGTGAAGAGGACATCCTCGCGGTCGTTGCCAAGTAGAGAGCAGCAGTGGCTGACAGACCCGTTTCAACCTTTATTCGCGAGGAGCTTGCGAAGTTCGGGCTAGGCCCGATTATGCAAGAAGAGATCGCGGCCGTGCCTGAGACCCCAGAGTCGTTTGAGGACTTCGACCGTCTGCTGGCCTCGTACATCGCTCTCAAGCAGCTCCACGCGAAGATCACGGCTCGACTCGAGGCGATCAAGCCGACCCTTCATGCGTGCGCTGACAAGTTCGGGGAAGAGTCCGACAAGGGCCACAAGTCAGTCAAAGTGGGGGAAAACGTTCTCACTCGAGAGAAAAGCGTCCCGACTCTCCCTGACCTTCAGCTCCTGAAGGCACTTCTCGAGACCAGAGAGATCCCTTACAACGCAGTCTTCGTCGAGAGTACAGTGCGCGAGTTCAGCCCGACGCATCTCCTCCGTCTGATCGAGACAGGTAAAATCAAGGAGTCGGAGATTGAGGCTATGCGCGCGCCGACGTACAGAATCACGCTCAAGGCAGGACGTGAGCTGGAGAAGGCGATCAAGTACGCACTGGGAGACGACCCTTCACAGAGGGCGAAATGATGGAGCCCATTACGGCCCTTCCTTCGGGCCTAAGACTATTCAACGGCGGTCAGGAATGTGACCTGTTGAGCGGTCCGTGCGCGTGCGGTGCCACACACAACCCGCAGGAGCTGCCGCAGCGCATCTTCCGATCACGAGTGGAGATGTACTTGCAGCGCTTCCGCGCAATCTCGATTCCGTGCGATCCGCCCAAAGAGGACTACGAGGCCCTCGAGAAGCTCCTCGCAGAGACGCGACGTGACGCGCTCGAAGAGGCCGCGAGAGCCTGCGAGGACCTCGACGCGCGCGCCTCCTACTGGCAGGACTGCGCACGAGTTATTCGAAATCTACCTTGAGACCCTGTCTGCACAGACTACGGTAACTAGGTCTGATTCGATATAGCAGCCGCGCTCTGCTAAGATCCGCGCGATCGTTAAGCCCATCATCGCGCCTAGGCAGAACGCGAATAGACCTCTAGCCAGGATATTCACCACGCGTGCCAGTTTGCGTGGAAGCGGTGGTCTAAACTCCACCGTCCAGCCGCCCACTTACTTGTGTCCGGCCGCAGCCATTCGAACCATTCGTTTGGCTCCCCATTTCTTGCGACCGATCGCTGCTGCAACTGCGTCCGGATCTCGGACGCCGCCGCGCGAGCCGATCTTCTTCGCGAGAGCCTTGAAGCGGGCTCCCGAGCCAAGCTTCGCCATCTCCTCGATGGAGGGCTCCGGGTCCGGTTCGACCTCGGTAGGAGGTTGACCGATAGCCTCGCCCGCTACGATCAGGGCCTGAACTTGCTCGATAAGTTGCGAACTCATTGTTCTGATTTTAGCCGAGAGTTCAGGATCGTGGCGAAAAAGACGTTTCAAGTCGAAAACGCGGGGTTCTATGTGGTACACCCTAACGCGTGGAAATACCTGTTTACCGCCGCGATGTTCAGATTCCCCTTCCGTACAAGCACATCGAGCAGGACTCGGGGTACGACCTTACGGCGTGCATTGAGGGGCCAATCGTGCTGGTGCCCTTCGTGCCCGTCAAGATCCCCACTGGAATCCATTTGGGGATGAGTCCGGGGATCGAGGCGCAAATCAGGCCGCGCTCTTCTCTTAGCGCGAAGGGTATTTTGGTAAGTCTGGGCACGATCGACGCTCCATTTCGGGGGGAGTTGGCAGCGATTCTGCTTAACCTCACACATACACGGCAGGTCGTTAGTCCCGGACAGCGCGTTGCCCAGTTGTGCTTTGTCGAGGTACTGTCACCGAAGCTCGTCGAGGTGAACTCGCTAGAAGCGCTTGGTACGACAGAGCGCGGTGCCGGTGGCTGGGGATCCACCGGGGCCTGACATGTGCGTCTACTCGAACGTCATGGACGGCTTCGGCCCCATCATTCCGATCCCTGTCAATCCGGAGCCGTTAGCGCCGGTCTCTCCCGGATGGGTGCCTCCACTGCCGCCACTCCCCATTCCATGGCAGCCGGCAATCCCGCCAGACCAGCTACAACAGCTTCTCAAGGACGTTAGAGAAGCGTTGGATCTTGCTCGGCGCCTTGATACCCTTCTCGGGCATCCCGATTGTGAACGCCCAGAGAAGGTCGCATTCCTACAGAGGATTGCCGCGCTCGAGACGGAACTCGCGGCGCTCAAGAAAGCCCAAAAGAAGCCAAGAAAAAAGTCCGTACGGACCTCGAAGAAGCGCTCGAGGTGATCCCCTCTGGGCCGCTCTTCAAGTGGTTCGGGTCGAAGTGGCTCAGCGCGAAGAAGCTTCCACGTCCCGAATACGCCTCGATCGTCGAGCCCTTCGCGGGTGGTGCCGGCTACTCGCTTCGTCATGCCGCACACAACGTTCGACTCTACGAGCGCGATCCGCACATTTTCGCGCTCTGGAAGTGGCTGACAGACGAAGCCTCGGAGGCCGCGATTCGTGAGATCCCTCTAGGAGTCCCGGAGGGCACAGACATCCGCACGCTCGGCCTATCTCACGGACAGCAGCTCCTCCTGAAGAACTGGCAACGAACGAACAACGTCGGCGATTGCTGGACGGTCTCGCCCTGGGGGAGCAAGCCGGGCCAATGGACAGCCTCGACACGTGCCCGCGTAGCCGAGGAAGTGCAGTGCGTAAAACACTGGCGGATCGTGGGCGCGGACGGACTCCTCGCATTCGACTCGGAGGCGCGGACGTGGTTTGTCGACCCTCCTTACGAGCATAACTACCAGTACCGGTCGAAAACACGCCTCGACTACGAAAGACTCGCAGCGAGGTTAAGGGAGTGTAAGGGGCAGGTCATCTGTTGCGAGGCTGTGTGTCAGAAGACGGGCGCAGTTCCGACGTGGCTGCCGTTTGAGTTTTTCGGCGAACGGATTACGAGCCGTCGAAAAGCCTCGAACAACCATCACAGCCGAGAACTGATTTGGGTCTCGCATAAGGTGTGAGGTCGGCTCACGAGGTGAGCCTAAATAAGCCCGACCAAACCATTTGGACCGCTATAAGCTCGTCCTTATGGTCAAACAAGTTGATTCGCCGTTTCATGGTCGCAAAGTCTCTTTCGGTAGGAAGCTTCCGACTTCTCGTCCGAAGATTCACTTCAAAAGCTACCTCTCGCATCTAGAGAGTCTGCCGACGCCGCCCGCGTCGTGCGACTTCTCGCCGAAAGCCAAAGTCGTACTCGAGGATGTCTACGAGAACGACCAGTTGGGCGATTGCGTCATCGCAGGTGGCTATCACATTGTCGGCGTTGAAACCGGCAACGCGGGCACGGCCTTCCACGCGACGTCTGCGCAGATCATCAAGGACTACTCGGCGATCGGCGGATACGTGCCCGGCGACCCCAGCACCGACCAGGGCTGCGAGCTTCCGACGGCGCTCATGTATTGGACGAGCCACGGCTTCGCCAATGGCACGAAGCTTCTCGGCTCGATCTCCATCGACGCCACGAACAAGACCGAAGTCATGCAGGCGATGGATCTCTTCGAGAACCTCTACTTCGGCATGGCTCTGCCGGACGCATGGGTCTCGCCGTTTCCCTCTGGTAACGGATTCGTTTGGGACGTCGCAGGCGCGCCAGATCCCTCGAACGGCCACTGCGTGATGGGCGTTGGTTACAACAGCGAAGGCGTACTGATCGATTCGTGGGGCATGATCGGAACCCTCACCTGGGCAGCGGTCGCCAAGTACGCGACCGCCTCTGGTGGTGGCGAGCTTCACGCGATGCTCTCGCCGGATCAGCTCGCAAAGGGTCAGACCAAGGCACCGAACGGTTTTGACTGGGCAGCGCTCGTGGCGGACTTCGACGCGATGGGCGGAACCGTACCGGTCCCTGCGCCTGCGCCGCCGACGCCTCCTGCACCGCCGCCGGCGCCTCCTCCGGCGCCTGCAGCGAAGACGTTGACACTCGCACAGGTCGAGAAGATCCTCTCGACGTACTGGCCTAAGTAGCTCAGCCGAAGAGGATCATCGCATTGGGCTCGCTGGCACGCTCCGCCAGCGCAAGCAACCGTTGGGTCTGCTTGCGCAGGAAGCCTGCCTCGCGAGCCTTTTGCGTATCCAGAACCGCACCGCTGTGACCCACGCGGCGTCGCGACTCGAGCGCGGGGTCGGTATTGCGCGGGATCGGCCAGAGACGGCGACGACATCGCGCCTTGAGGTCGCTCACGGGGAGGGTGCCGAAGGGGCTGCCGCCCTCACACGGATAACCAAGCCACCGCATCAGATCTGCGGCATCGGTCGCGTCCAGCAAGAGAAACGTGTCCTGGTCGGACGTGGAGAATGTGACGTCGCCTGCGATGAAAAAGGTGATCATGTCGGTGCCTCACGTTCAACATGAGGCGTAGCTCTGAGCTGTCAAGGGGCGACAACCGACGCTACCGGAACAACTGCTCGAGGTCCTTCTCTTCGCAAATTTCGACGTTTTTCGGAATCTTCGTGCAAGTACGGCATTTTACTGCCGGTTCCCATCCGAGATAGGCGCGCCCGCAGCAACGGACCGCGTAAATAGGGTCGGAGGACTGGGTACGAAACCCTACGAAGATTCGAGTGAGCGTCGCTACTGCGGCTGCTTCCGCGAGCGCTTGGCGTTCCATGAGGCGGTCTTCTTTCGATGGCAGATAAGGCAAAGGGTAGCGTAACCCTCCAGTCCGCAGCAACCCCCGCCTTCTGCGACGGGAACGATATGATCGGCATCCCAAAGACTCGTGCGAGAGGCGTCCGATTCCTTGTAACCACGCGCGACAAGCTCGTACACGAATTGCGCTCCGCAAAGAGACCGTCGTAGTGTGTCCGTGTCGGTGCCACACTCGGCACAGACGCCCTTGTCCCGGTTCCACACGCACTGCCTGACGTACACCGGGTCACGACGCAGCTTCCACTGGTGGACACAATCTGGCCCGCAAAAAGAACGCTTTCTAGGAGGCACCTCATTGTGACACCACCGGCACAGGTTTCGACCCTGGAATCCCTTTCCCTGTGGGGCAGCAACGATCTCCTCAGGAAGCCATCGCGACTTCCTCCAATCGTCAGGCACCCCCGCCTCCGCCGCCTCCGCCGCCTCCACCACCGCCGGCCCCGCCGCCACCGCTTCCACCGGCACCCGCACCGGCACCCGGAGCGCCTCCACCGGAGGTGCCGGTTCCCGTACCAAAGCTGGTTCCCGGACCGTTACCTTGCGGTGCACCAGGAGTTTCTGTACCCATGTGGCCGGTTCCGCCGAATGGGTGCGGACCGTCGAAATGACGCGGGATCCCAATCAGCCCGTAGTGGGGCCAGCAGAGAGCTTGATTCTTCTTTCCGCGACAGTTCCAGTCGAGCCGCTCTTTCAGCTCGGCGATTAGTCTGCGAAATTCGCCGACATCCATAGGGCCATTCTAGCCCACACGGATTCTACGGCTTGATGTGAATCAGCCGGCAATTCCGGCGGCGCGCAAAGCCTCTTCCCACGACGAGCCTTGCCCGAGCACTTCGACGCCCTTGCTCTTCGAGACAAGAATGCGTTTCTGCCGTGTAATCGTCGCGAGATTCACCCAGTGGCCAACCACGTGTAGCGAATCGAAAACCACGACCGCAGGCTCAACGACTCCCGAGGCGAGGAGCAGATCGTACACATCGAAACGATCGAGAGAGGCGGGAGCGACGGCCAGTTTCTGGCGGATTTCCGCGGTATTTGACATTTCTTAGTAGCCCCGATGGGATTCGAACCCACACTGCAACCGGTTTAAAGGGTCGGCTCTACCTGACTTGGACCTACGGGGCCATGATGACACCGTGGTCTAACGGCGTCACCGCTGTTTGGCGAACTCTTCGTATAAACTCGGATCGAGGACCACGACTGTAGTGTAGTCGGGTTTGAAGTTCTTGATCGGAAGCTTCATGGCCCACGCATCGAGCCCGGTCTGTAGCTCCGCGATCTCCCCCTCGTCGATCAAACCGGCGAGATCTGGCGTACTCGCGGTGAGCACATCCGTCGCGGATAACTCCAAGGGTTTGGGCTCCACTCCCCAGACCCAGCGCGGCGGCACCAGATTACGACTCACGCAGTAGTCGTCGATAGCGGTTTTCGTTCGAAAAAACCGATCGGTGTCGCTCCAATAGAGGTACGGAGCCTCGTACTCCACGTAGAGAATCTTCGCAGCCGTTTGGAGGGCTGTCGCCGCCTGCTCCCGCAGAGCGCGTTCTCCGCAGCCCCCGCAGAGCGCGTCGCCCGTGAGAACAGGCGTCTGGCAGCTCGCACACGGGGGCGGCGAGCAACATAGAGCGGCCTTATCACTTTGCGCCCAAAGAGCGCCGCAGCCGCCACAACAGAACCCGGCAGTATGCCCTGTATCTCCAAACACGACGATGCGGGGTAACACGACCAGCAAGGTACACGCATTAACAGAAAATCCAAGTGAATTGCGCTTACTTACGGAGCAGCTAAAAGCGCGGCAGTCCCTTGACAATCGCAAACAAAGCACTAAGGTACAGATGTTTACAAGGTGTTCCGCCGTGGCGGCGGTCACCTCAACGAGGTCCGTACGGACCGAGGAAAAAGATGGATACTGCAAGCAAACCGTCAAGGAACGAGGGTGTCAGCTTCGAGTCCTACGAGGCTCTCATCCTTCAGCGCGCGAAGCTCCGCGCCGATCTCGAGATCGTCAACTCCGAGATCGGGAAGTTGCAGCAGCTGCTGCTCGAGAGGAAGCGCGTGGCGTCGGTGCTGGTGAGGCGACCGCTTCCCGCGAAGGCGAAGATCTCTGCGACAGCGGAGGAACGGCTCCAAGGGCTGCATCCCCACACCCGCCGTACGATCGCCGAGCTGATGCGGGTCATGGAGAGCGAGTCGGCCCGCGCGTGGAAGATCGGGGAGCTGACGAAGCGGCTTCGCGTGAGTCGCACCGCCCTCGGCCTGCGTCTCAAACGCGCCTGCGGACTCCGTTTGGCGGTGCGCAAAGGTCGTGGAACCTATCAGGTTGCCCCACAGCGCTAATCTTGCACCCCCCCGTTAGGGCTATCCGAGGCATATCGCTACGATGGCCCTAAAGGTAGCGCCAGCTTGAATGTGGCACGAGAGACACTGTCCCACTCAAGTGCTCGCAAGACCGGACGTTTTTACGTTGACTAGCGCGTTCGATCGCTGGTACCACAAGAGCCTCACTCCGGTGGACATACCGGGGCAAAATTCACCTGTCCGTGGGTACTGTCTGGCGCAAGGTTTGCGCTTCGTGATCGACAGGTGGAGTCATCCTACTTGGGAGGCAAGCGATGCGAACGCTCGACGATATGGAAGCCCTCATCACGCGCGCCATCGAAACCCAGCTCGCCGAGGGTTTCACTCTCATCGCAGGCGACTGGGGGGTCTTTTGGGAGGCCACCCAGCAGATCTGGATGTGGGACGAGGAGCGCTGCCCCATCCGGGCTTGCGACGCGCTCGGCGCGGTCCTCCTCGATCAACCGCAGATCGATCCCGCCGCCCATCGAGGCGATCCCGCACGCGCCTCTCTCTGCCTGGTCGACGAGAAATTCTACGCGAACACGCCAAGCCCCGATCTCGAAGTCCTCCTCGAGTCGGTCGGCTACCGCTGGAGCCGGAACATCCGCAACGGCTGGGACGGCCTCGAGTACCTCGGTGACGGCGAGCCCGCGTACATTCTCGGAAAGAAGCTCGCGTCCATCTACAGCCCGATCCAGTCGGAACTCATTGTCCCGGCCTCCGAGGTTCGACTGCGCGCGGCAGACTTCGACAGCCTTCCGACGATGGTCGCGTAAGTAGTTGACTTTGCAAGCTCTACAGCCGACCATTAGTCGTGTGGACACATCGCTGATGAATCAGTACTTCGTAGTCGAAGATGGGAAATTGACCTTCTACGAGTACGAAGACGGGACGGTTCACAGGCGATGGGCGGCGCGGCGCGTAGCCGTAGCGTTCGACGCCGAGTCCCTGAGATTCTACCGCTTCGGGCCACCGGAGCTGCTCATGGCGTGGGCCACCTCGCAGAGACACGCGCTTCGCGAACAGAGCCGCAGCGAGGACGCCGACAACCTCGGCGTGGCACTCCTTCCGGCCGAGTACAACCCAATCGAGTTGAATCGCATGCTGCAAGACCCCGCGTACAGCACGGTTTTTCTGCAAAAAGCGGGCTTCGTCTAGATGTAGTTGACAGCGCGGGCGCCTCTGGCCGCGAACACTCCGAATTCTGTTGACTATTCGGCCAAAGCCATCTACTAGATGGTATGTGGATCGTCTAAGCCGGCGTAATTTCCCGGCATGTTCGACCACCTAGAGGAGCCCGAAATGCCCACTCCCGCACACCCCGCCGATCCGACGCTCACGTCGTGGGAGGCAGACGCCGAGACCGAAGACACAGTGCTTCGTGTGGAGCATTTTGAGAAGGACGTCATCTGCGTTTGCTGCGGCAACTGGCGCAGCGAGCACCGCTTCGACCTCTGCCAGAATCCGCAGTGGTTGGGCGATAAGGACTGAGCGTGACGCGGCGGTCGCGGATAATGAGCGACGCGCGGCGTCCGGGGATGGGCGGGAAAGGCCTTTCCCGGTACAACCACTGCTCCTGCCATCCCCGGCAGTGGGGGCTCAAGAAAGGTCTACGCCGCGCACGCCGTCGCCTCGGCAAGGAGATCATTCGCGAGGAGCGCGCAGTCTGTGAATGACGCCGATTGGGATCCACCGCGCTCCCTAGCCAAGCGCTGTCGGCCCTGCTGGTCCTGCGAAGGCCTCCCCCGTCGGAGTGTCCGGCATGACGCGTTCGCGTGTTTGAAATGTGACATTTGGCTAGAGAAGGCCTGTTCTGCCTCGGATTGCGACAGCTGTGCGGAACGCCCCGCCCGTCCTTCCCTTGTGGTGGAAAGAACATCCCACGCCCGATCAACGCCAAAGGCCTCGACAACCGAAAGCGCGAACTTCGTTTGGAATTGCTACTGCGGGACCTGGGTGAACGGCATCTACAACGGCTGTTCCAAGTGCGGGGCTGGCTATTCGGGCGGTTGGTGAGGCGCACATGAAGCTTACCGAGCTTAGTCCGGAACAGGTCGAAATGTTGTTTCTGCAGACCCCGGAAGAAGACAACGTGCTTCTCGTGGACCCTGAGGGGGAAATTCTAGGGTGGGAACGCTTTGAAGACTACATCGCGCGCGGACGCGTTGTGGACTGCGACTGTAGCCATTTGCAATGCTGCTGCGAGGCGGCGCGTCGGCATGTCCTCGGGTGCCAACGACGGCTCGCCATTACGTGCGCGGTTCCAATCACGTGCGAGCCTCACGGGCTCGACGTCTGCGAAACTTGCGACCCCTGCTCGTGCCCGCCGAGGCCCAAGGTTGACAATCAGCTGACGCCCTGATAGGGTGGTCAGCGATGAAACGCGGCGGGTCGAAAACCTTGAAGCTTCCGAGCTTCGAAGCGATGTACCCCACCAAGACCGCAAGAGATCAGGCCGACGAGGTTCTCGCTCGGCTGCCGATCTTCACGACAACGATCGCCGAGATGATTCGTGCGTGGGATCACGCCTATCTTTCTGCGGGCGGCATCGTGAAGGGTCTTCCGGCAAAGGGAGGTTGAGATGGGTTGGGCGAGTGGCAGCCGATTGGCTGTAGATGTGTGGGCGCTCGTTGGGAAGCACACCCCCGAGCAGAATCGCAAACAGGTGGCGCGCGAGCTTGTGACTCTCTTCGAGGAGATGGATTGCGACACCATGAATGACGCCGAGGCTCTCATGAAGGATGCCGGCTTGCATCACGACGACGAGTGAAAAAGTCCGTACGGACTTCGAGGCGCCAATGGCAATTACCAAGAACTTCCCACTCACCGAAGAACTCACCGAAACGCTCATGGAGAGCGACAGCGTCGACATGGCCAATTGGCGACACGGTCACAAAGAGGCCCACGTCTTCGAGGCAGACGGCGCGCACTGGCTGACGTGGGTGGACGTCCACCACGAAGATGGGTGGCAGTTCTACGGAAAAACCATCAGCGCGATCAAGGTCCGAGCTGAGGAGCAGACCGTTACGAAGTGGGTTCCGGTGGACGAATGATCGCGGATTCCTGGGTGGTCCGCAAAGGGACCGTTCTGCTTGATCAACCCCACGTTCGAGCCTGAGGACACGTTCTTGTTTTCCTTTACGTCTGACGTCGCAACTGTCCGGAGAACACCGCCGCAACCGCTGGTGCGGTGGACAGACGAGCGCGCTGACGCCACACACTTCACCGACCTCCAAAGTTTTGCTCTTGCGGTAAAGGGCCTCTACTTCGGCGAAGCTCGAATGGTTCGCGTGAGAAAGCGTCTCGACGAGGACTAGATGGATCAGAGGTACGTAGACTGGATCGAGACCCACTACCCGACGGTCTCTACAGCGTTCGGGGCGTGCTCGGCTGCGACTACGCAGATGGTCGCCGCTTTCCCGGAGTTGACACGCGTACCAGGTCACGTCCAGAGCTACCAATCGGGTCGTCGCGCACATTGGTGGTGCGAGACCTCCGAGGGGGAGATCGTCGATCCCACCCGCATCCAGTTCGAGGATGCAGTCTTTCTGAGCTACGAGCGCTTTCAGCCCGGCCAGGAAGTCCGCGTGGGCCGGTGTATGAACTGCGGCGAGCCCATCTTCGCAGTGATGGAAGAACTCGGGAAGGTCCCCGACTCCCTCTACTCAACCTCCTTCTGCGACAAGATCTGCTACGCCGAAATGGCCGAAGCGGTCGGCTGGGACGACTAGTCCGTACGGACCTTGAAACGGATCGATCGGCAGACCCTCTCTCAAGCGAGCTACCCCAATCTCGCAAGACTGGCGCGATCCCTCGGAATCCAGTTCCGACTCTGCGAATGCTGGCGCTGCCATAGCGCTCTCGTAGAGGCTGTCGTACGCGCTCTTGACGCCCCGACCAAAAGAACCCCTTGACACTCTAGGCGTGACTGGCTAGGGTGGAAGAGTACTCATGACTACCCGGACGTCGCTCCTATTGTCCAAATCGCCGCTGGCGATGAGGCCGTGGTGCGCGTCGAAGGGGCAATCCGGCCACGTCCGCGGCAGCAGCCAGGATCTCGCCACGGAAGCCTATCCCACCCCGAAGCATGTCAATTTCGAGGTGGGACAAGAGTAGGGCAGTCTGAGAGCACGTGAGTGCAATTCGAGGGCTGCCCGGGAAACCGCGGTGGCCTTTTTCGTTTAACCCCATGAAGATCAAGCCATCCAAGACAAGCATCGAGATCGCGAATGGACTCACCGAAGTTGGGTTCTCCACTAAGGTCCTCGTAGACAAAGAAGGCGATCCGCTGCTCGTGTACGCATGGAAACGCGATATCGTCGTTTCCCGCATCGACCTCGCTAACCTTCCAAAGAAGAACCAATGACACTCAGAGAAAGCTATAGTACCGACGAGGATGGGTATATTTACCCCGTCGGTTCCTATCGAAGCAGATAGCACCGCCTGTAAAGCGGCTGGGACTCAGTGCCTTGTGGAGCGTTACCACCCGACGGGACAACGAGAAGAGGAATAGGCGATGCATACGAAACGAAAACAGGCCCCGAAATACGGTAATACCGGGTCCGTAGTAAAACTGGAGATTACGCCTTCCTTTTAAGTAGGACATTGTCGGTTCGAATCCGACCGGACCCACCCGGATGCCCACGAAAGCTAAGCCTCAAACTAGGGAAGAGTCCAACGCAGGCATGCGCGTGCTGATGAAAAGGAGATATGCGGAGAGACGAGCACAAGCAATCGAATTTCTAGGTGGTCAGTGTGCTAGGTGCGGCTCCACAACCGGACTGGAGTTGGACCACAAAGATCCTGCCACCAAAGAGATTTCGTTGTTCAAAACCTGGCACCAGTCCGAACGCTTCTGGGCAGAGGTCCGTAAGTGTCAGCTCCTATGTCGACCGTGTCATGAGGCTAAGACAATTACTGATCTAGGTTTCAAACGCGCAAAAGGGGAACACGGAACAATCTCATCTTATCGGTACTGCCATTGCGAGTCGTGCCGGAAAGCGAAGAGGGAGTATCATCAAGAATGGCGTCAGAGACGCACTAAAAATGAGGGAGGTTAGCACCAAGGAGGTGCGGCGTCTTCTTACGGCGTACGAGGCGGGTTCGATTCCCGTGCCTCCCACGACACTGCGGTGAGTCTCCACGGCGGAGTACTTGTTTCTGACACAAGGCCCAGCTGGTTCGATTCCAGCCACCGCAACCAACCGAGTCGAAAGACGCGGCTGATCTCTGACAACTCAAATTGGACTTGGAAGGCTCTCACCGAGAGATCGGAAAAGCCGGCACGCGCCCAAGAGACCCGAGAGGTACACTTCGGGGGAGGACGCGCGCAGTCACCGTCGTGCGAGAATGCCTCGCCTACCAAACGGTTCGACAGAACAGTCTTCCTCTCCATAAAGCAGGGCGAGATCCAACAGATCTCGCTCTTTTGCCCCGCCAGCTCGAAGGTCGAGCACTGCTTTGACGTAGCAGAGGCGATAGTTCGATTCTATCGCGGGGTACCAAAGAGTCGGCCTCCTCGTCTCGAGGTGGTTCGCCAGAAGCGCTCCCGAAGGGCGTCCGACTCGATCTCTTGTGGTAGAGTACCCGCAATGGCTGCACATGTCTTCGCGATCCAAATGAATCACTGGGATGCAGAGACTCTCGAAGCGTTCGTCACGAACGACATCGAGGGCTACCAACAGATCCGTAGACTGTTTCTCCACGACCCAGGTTCCAGGCACAGCATCTTACCGGCGGATCCCGCACACGCCCGAAGGATTCTCGCGCACGTCGAGGTGTCCTTCTCTTACGACGAAAAAGATGAAGATCTCGCGATTGTCGCGGTCGATTGGCTGAGAAAAAGAGGCGCAACGGTGCACGCCTGCAAACGTACTCCCAGCGGCGACGAGGTCCGCACGGACCTTTAGCTACCGTAGCTAGCCGGGCTTGTCAAGCCCGACCCTACGTGCTAGGTTGCTCGCGATGAGCGATCCCTACTCGTGGAAGGAACTCGACAAGAAGACGCAGAGAGCACTAGAGGCGCTGCGAGAGCAGGTACGCGCGGAGTACGAGAAGAAGATCACCTCCCTCGAATCGGAGCTGCGCGAGTCGAAGGAGAAGGAGGACGAGGACTTCTACGTGGAGTACCCCGCCGCGAGACCGCTTCAGGCGTGGCACCTCATGGATCTTCGCCGCGAATTGGACCCTCAGGAGCTGGGGCGCCTCCAAGCGGCGTTCCTCAAGCGGTTCCACTGGAGCAGCCAGATCAGCCTGGTCATTCAACAGTTCATTCCCGGCGACCCAGCCACCAACAGCGGCAACTACACGCTCTGGCTGATCAAGACCGGCTCCCGCGCCTTCCCCTCCGCGGACTCCGAGACTCCCGGCCCCTTCTCGGGTATGCCGCAAAAGGAGTTCAGCGAGGCCCTTAGGTTCGTCCAAGGCTTCATGGCGTGTCGTGAGATGTATCGGTCGAAGACCAAGCACAGATCGTTCTGAAGCAAACGGAAGGAGAGGCCGATGAAGAAGAAGGTTTGGCGTGTCCTGTACACGTCGATCGCGCGCGTTCGCGCGGACTCTCCCGAAGAAGCTCTCGATCGTACCCATCGCGCCGGAGCCGCTCTCAAGCAGGCCCGGTCGATCACCCCCAGCCCCGCTGCCGACGTTGACATCGAGAACATCGACCTCGTCGCGGTGGGTTTCTGCGGCGAGGACGATGTACCAAGACAAGCTGCCTAAAGATTTCCGCGTAGGGAACCCCTAGCGCAACGCGGGACGCCTTGAGGAAGTGGGCTCACCAATACACCCTCAAACCGTCACTGGCCAAGACGGAATACAAATGCGGCTCATCCTTCTCGCGTAGCTCAAGAGCAGAGCACTCGACGCGCGTTGTTTCGAGGATCCCGGTGCAAATCCGGGCCGAGGGATGCTCCTATTCCGGTGTCGTTCAATGGTAGGACGCGCGTCTGTTTAACGCGCTATTGGGGTTCAAGTCCCTGCGCCGGAGCTAATTCAAATGCGTGTTGTCTTCGGTCAACAGGCATGCCATGGTGTCGAAGATACGCCCCTTTAGCTGGCTGGGCAGCATTCCGCTGTTAACGGAACGACGAAGAGTTCGATTCTCTTAAGGGGCGCTAAGTTGGAAATGCCGAAGAAGGGTAAAGAGTACAACGAGTACATGCGCGTCTATATGGCCGAGAGATATCGGACACGTAGAGCAAAGGCTCTGGCGTATTTGGGCGGGAAATGTGTAGTGTGCGGAACAACAGCCGATCTACAGCTCGATCATATCGACCCCCGTACGAAAACCTACCCGGCCGATCATGCCTGCCACGCGTTGTCCGAAACGAAGTTCTGGGCGGAGATCGACAAGTGTCAGCTTTTGTGCGGCCTCCATCACGTGGAAAAATCCATCGTGGATAGCGGCAAACAAAAGGCGCGCGGTACACACGGCACTATCTCGGCCTATCGATACTGCCGCTGCACTCTTTGCCGTGACGCAAAAAGAGTATACGAGCGTGAAGCCAAGCGAAAGCGGAAGGCTAGGCGGAGCCTCGAGTAGGATGAAAGACCGACTAGTGCTTAACCTCAGAGCCGGCGACGTCTGGACCGACGGGAAACGCCGCGTTCGGATCATCGGTGGCAGCGCGAATCGGATCCAGCTGAGGGCCGAGGGAGGCGTTCTCTTTGAGCTGACCGAGAAGTACTTCGCGCGTCGGTTCCGACCCACTCGGGGCGTGTCCCGCTACCGGAAATGGGGCGAGTGGTGAGCCAGATCGATTTCGCGCACGGCTATCGAGAGGCTGTCGCCCTCGACTACCCCGACTCGCGTCGCCGCTGGCATCCTTCTCGGATCCGTGAGATAGTCGCCGAATGGTCCGTTTCGACTCATTCTGCCTCCTCCTTGAGTGGCTTGCGCGCGACGCGCGGCGGGACGCCGAGTCGTGGCTCCAGCGGTCTTCAGGGACCGCCTGCTTCTGCGTGAGGCCAGCCCCGCACAAATACGGGTGCCCCAAACCTTGGCCACTGGGGATCTGATGGTTGTCTGCGCGGACTGCGACGCGGCCGGCGGCTACTGCGAGCTTCACACGACGCTCGACGAGGCGCTATGGGCGTACATGCGCCGTCTCGAAGAGATCTTCAAGACGCTCTCTGACGACCAGCTGCTGCGATTCGTCGCGGCCCCTCTCGAGGAGGGCGATAACGACGACTGGAGGTTCACTGCCTTTCAGAAGTCGCGCGCCCACATGGAATACTCTTTCCGAGAGCTGTTTCGGCACGCCAAGCCGGTCCTCGAATCGGAGGGCTTCTCAGGCGCCTACTGCGTCTTCCACGGGTGCGACATGAAGGACTGCGCGAGCGAGCACGTCGACGACTAGACTTACTCGGGATCGTCAAGGGGCGACATTGACAATTCGAGAACAGGGTCGTACGTTTCTCGCAATGCAGAAGAAACCCAAACATCCGCTCGACAAAATGGTCGAGTCATCGATGGTGCAGGTGGAGGCTTACCTCTTCGAAGGGTGTCTTCTCGGTGGGAGATCGCTTCAGGCGCTACTCGACGAGTACAGGACGTACGGTCCGTACACACCGACGCGTTATGAGCTGGTTAGGCATCTCCATCGGTGTCTCGAGGGGCTCGTCGAGCTGGACGCTCTCCTCCTTGCGCGGTCTTGCGCGTTCCCCTCGTCCAAACCGATAAAGGTCAAAAGACCGAGAAAGAAAATCACCCGAAAATCGGGTTGACAATCAAGGACGACTACCTTACTAGTAGCTGTCCTATGGAACTCGCAAACCTTGGTCCTGCAGAGCGAATCATTCAGGCGTTGCTCGTTTACCACGATCACGCATACCACGGGCGACCAGGCATCGTAACGAAGGACGCCGCGATCGCCGCGGGCGTTCGTTGGGAGCCGGTCACGCACAAGGAAGAGAACGGCCAGAAGGTCGTCTACAAGCTCGTCAAGCAAGGCAAGAAGACCGTGCAAGTTCGGATGGGCGTTCTCCAGCCGAACAATGACATCGTCGAGGGGGGAACCGTTCGCGGCGTCTACCGTGCGCCGGGCCTCTTCAACGAGGTTTGCGCCCACATTTACCGGCAAATCGCCGAAGTGTGGAAGCTCGACAACGAGTTCGCCGCGCGCTGGGCGAGCCACGCGTTCGGGGAGGAGAACCGCGATCTCAAGGTGATGCTCGCGGCGTTCATGCTGGTCCAGTCGCGCAAGGGCGATCCGGTGATCGACGCTGGCAAGGTCGCCTTCCACGACGAGGACTTCCGCGACGTCGGAGAGGCGATGCTTCTTCTTTACGAGAAGCCGAAGGGCAAGGACGACAAGAAGAAGAACTTCGATCCGAAGCTGCTTCTTCGTGTTCGGAACGTCCTGGCAATGCCGGAGATCGCCGCGATCAACCGCGAGCTGGGTTTCGGTCGGAGCGCGCGCAATCCATTTTTTGGTCGCTGGCAGAAGGCGGCGGAGAAGTGGCTACAGTTCCGCGAGGAGAACCCGAAGCTCCTCGAGAGTCTCGTCAAGGCCGGCTTCAAGCGGAGCGTGAAGCAGCTCGTCCGGCTCACCCACTACAAGCCGTCCTCGCCGAAGTTCTTCGAGATCATCGGCTGGAACCAGAAACAGGCTCCGGACGGACGTCGGGAGATCGCGATCGGACAGACCCTCTCCCAGGGCGAGTCCTGGGAGGACCTCACGGAGGAGCAGATCTGCCAGAAGATCGTCCAGGAGAAGCTCTCCTTCAAGCGAGTCGTGGGACTCCTTCCGAAGAAGATCGGCGTAACCCGCGCGATCTTCATGGCGACGGTCGAGGCGGGAGGTCTTTCCAACAAGGATCTCCTCATCGCGACGCCGACCATCGAGGAGCTAGGGCTGCTCGAGGTGCAGGAGTTCCGCGAGCGCTGGGAGAGGGCGGTCAAGGAGGCCGACGACATGCGAGCCGCGAACATCGCAACGCGCGTCAAGTCGAAGGCGGTCGAGGAGAAGCTCCAGGAGGCGGCTGACAACGCGCTCAAGTCGGCGGTCGAGGAAGTCACCAAGGATCTACGGGTCTACGTGATGGTCGACATTTCCGGCTCCATGGAGGGCGCGATCGAGGCCGCAAAGGGCACGATTGCCCGGTTCGTCCAGG